ATGACCGCCCGGGAAGATTTCATCCAGGTAAAGGCCCTCAGCAAGTACTTTGCGATCGGGAAGAACAGCGTTCTGAAGGCGGTGGACGGGGTCACCTTCGGCATTGGCAGGGGGGAGGTTCTGGGACTTGTCGGGGAATCCGGGTGCGGGAAGACAACCATCGGGAGATTGATCCTGAGTCTCCTTCCCCCGACGTCCGGAGAGATCCGTTTCGACGAAACCGATATCCACGCGATATCGAAACCGGCCCTGCGCCTTTTGCGACGCCGAATGCAGATCGTTTTTCAGGATCCCTATTCCTCTCTCAATCCGCGCATGACGATCGGGAACATCCTGACCTTCCCGATGAAGGTGCAGAATCTCTACCAGGGGGAAAGAAAAGAGCGGGTTGCCTATCTGCTGGAGCGGGTGGGGCTCAAGACTTCCGACATGAATCGCTATCCCCATGAATTCTCGGGAGGGCAATTGCAGCGCATCGGGATTGCGAGGACTCTGGCCGTGAACCCTGAATTCATCGTCGCGGACGAGCCTGTCTCCGCCCTCGATGTCTCCATCCAGTCTCAGGTGCTGAACCTTTTCAAGGAACTGCAGGAGGAATTCCGTCTGACCTTCCTGTTCATCTCGCATGACCTGAGCGTCGTGGAATTCATCAGCGACAGGATTGCGGTACTGTACATGGGGCGGATCGTCGAACTCGCCCCGAAAAGCATCCTCTACAAGTCTCATCGGCACCCTTACACGAAGATTCTCCTTTCATCGGTCGTTCTTCCCGATCCCGACCTGATGCAGTCGAGGCTCTCCTTCGATATGACCGGTGAGGTCACCAGCCCGATCAACCCGCCGCCGGGATGCCGGTTCTTCGGCCGCTGTCCGAGCAGGCTGGACGCCTGCAGGGAACTGAATCCGGAACTCCGCGAGGTTCAGCCCGGTCATTACGTTTCCTGCCACCTTCTGTAAGCCGTCATCAGCCGGGTCGAATTCGGGCGATGTTGCACAGGCGCCTCGCGGCAGATGGCGGCAATGCCTGGATCGAGGACATTCGCGACGGCGCCCGGGAACTCCCGGGAATCCCGGGGGCATGCCTGCGAAGGCAGGGGGATGACTGTGGCCGCGTGCGATAACCCAACCATGAAAACTGCGATAACTCACTTCCCAAAACCGTTTGATTGTATCAATTCTCATTTGAATGGCTATCCGTAATTTCTGATTAAGAGCTCTTGAACCTGCTTCTTCTTATTAGCCCCTCCCGCTGTATAAGACGTTTTAACCTCCTCAATTTTGAAATCCTTGAACAGGCTTCTAATCTCCTCTACATCGTTTATGGACATGATGAATTTTCCATGTATGTTGGCTAAGAGGTCTCTCAACATGGCGAAGTCTTCACGATTGAAGATGCCTGTACCATAATAGTCCTCAAAACCATAATATGGCGGATCTATATAAAAGAAGGTGTCCGGTTTGTCAAACCGCGGGATGATTGCCTTGTAAGGCCTATTTTCTATGTAAACCCTGGACAGTCTTAGGTGGACCGCCGACAACTCTTCCTCGATCCGTAGGAGATTCAAGCGAGGCTGCCGGGTAGCGACAATGGCCCAAGATGGTTTTTCAATCCGGGCGGCAAAGCCGGATTTTAATAAGTAATAAAACCGCACTGCTCGCTGGATGTCCGTCAACGTCTCTGGATTTTCATTCTTAAACCGTTCAAACTCGTCCCTGGCCACCAGGATCCATTTTAGATAGCGTATAAATTCCTCCAAATGGAGCTTTACGACCCGGTATAGGGTCACAAGATCGGTATTGATGTCGTTGATAATCTCGACGTCTGACTCTTCTTTTTTGAAGAGAATCCAGGCTGCGCCGGCAAATACCTCGCAGTAGCAGTTATGTTTCGGGATTTTGGAAACGATTTTTTGGGCAATCAACGACTTGCCGCCCATGTACGCCAGGAAACTCTTCATTATGGTCCTCCCGTGTTGATTTCGGGGAGTAACCCTGCTATAGGCTGCCTCATTCTCAGTGGGGCGGATGGTAGCGGGTTATCCCGTCGGGCGTTTGCGCGCCTGGTCTGGGGAGGTGAGACTCCCTGGAATACTGTCCGCCTTCTTTAATTGGCCTTGTTCTTGGCCAGCTTCATAACGATGATCCGTATTAAAAAATTGTAATACTTCCGCCGCCACCGACAGATGGCGTCCCCCATGCTTGGACGTTTGGCCACGATCCATAGTGAGTACTTCCACTTGGGTCAGCCGGGCAACCAACGGTCGCATAGTCTGCGGCTAAATAGTGAGCGCCTCCAGTGCTTGAGTCATAGGTTACTATAGTGCCGGTGTCCCCATTGTATGCTAACCAATATGTGACCCCGGCAATTACGGGGATATTAGATACGGCGATCGTATTCCAGCCTGCTGCCACTAACGTATTAGTATTCTTTACCCATAGTCTCGTACTTGGGCCGGAAGCATCTGCATAGATAGCCAACTTTAGATTCGCCGCTCCGAGGCTGTGTACTGCCAATTCTGTAATTATGCCTGAAAAGGTTGCAACAATCGGTACGAGTATCATCTGACTTGCTGATCCAAAACCGGTCGCACCTATGTTGTTTCTGCCTATGAGTAGCGCCATGTTGCCTCCTTATGGTGTCACCAAAAACGCATGAACGGACAGGTGCGTAGCATCACCATTCCCGCCTTTGTGTGCAGTGACTTCAAACTCCTCGCCCGGATTTATGTCATAGTTGCTGAGGTTTATATCTACCCCGGTGGAGTACCAGGTGGCGTCGGCCGCGATGGCCAACCCGTCTGCCGAGCTGTTCACGTCCGCGCCGGCGATTTCAATGCTCGCTTTCCCATGTGTCGCATGTGTATCATGGGTTTTGCTGTATACCTCATAGTGGACGCAGTAGGACGTCGGGAGTTTCCAGATCAGATTAGAGTTAAGATCCGATTGAATAAGGTCGTGGTTGTCAGCGTCCTCGTACAGCCCAGGGATAATTATAAGTACTTGCCGCGAGGTCCCGCCTCCATAAGAAAGGGCCGTCACGTCGTGATCGACATCCAGCGGAGGTCCCTGCCATGTTAGAAGGTTTGCGGTGATCGCCCCGCACCGGCCATACTTTACGATCCCGTCATGCGTCGCCCGGAGGCTCATGCCGACTTTTATAGAACCGGTCATATCCACGCCCATCGTAATGGTGCTCGTGCTGGCAGGGGTCGCCGTAAAGTTGGCGGTCGGAACATTTGTCCATCGGTCACTACCCAGGATGGAGCGGGTTTGCTGAAGTGTCTTTTTTGTCCAGGCAAAAGGATCCGCGCCGGCCATGAGGAAATCATTCTCCGCCGTAGCGGCCGGAAACACCAACCCGCTGTCTTTGATCAATTTCCCGGTCGTCCCATCGAATGCTGCGACGTGACTGTCGACTGACGCCGCGGGGCCGATAACATCGCCGGCGCCAGCGCCGTCCGAGCCCTTTTGCGCCATCAAATCCCAGTAGGTAGTGTTGGTAGGCGCGTTCCCCGTGGTCGCCAGCTTACAAATATACGATGCACCATTATAGGATACGGCATCGTTGATGACGTACGCCGTGCCCGCCGCATACGCCCCCTTCCAGGTGATGTCTAAACCGTCGGTTCCGTTGGTCCCGTCTGTCCCGTCGATCCCCGCGGCGCCCTGCAGGCCGGTCTCCCCTTGAAGCCCCTGGGACCCTGTTTCCCCCTGGGCGCCTTGCGCCCCCGTTGCGCCTTTGTAATTTTTCCACAGCCCGGCGAAATCGGAGGCAACGGGGGTTTCTATCGGGTCAGTTACCCTCAGGATGGCGATATAGTTCAGTTCGGGGTTGAACGTATTGCTGAAGCCAGCGCCGGCATCCGACGAGGCGTAGGCAATGTATGTATAGCCATTCAATTCCGCCATCCTCGCGGGACAGGCTATCAGGACAGTGTCGCCTGCAGCGTCGGTGAATGGATACCGGCCGTCAGACTCGGGGCCGCCGGTCACAGTCCCATTATGCCAGTCGTACCACTCGTCCTCCCGCGTATGCCATCGGTTCAGGAGATCCGCCAGCCGTGCGGCGAGGGTCGCCGTCAACGTGCTGGCAAAGTTCCTAATGATCGCATAGTTCTGGTCGCCGGCAGCGGCCTCCAGGTAATTCGTCTTCAGCTCGATATGCGTGTCGTCTGTGACGGTTTCGATCTCGTAGAACTGATTGCCGTCCAAGGTGAACAGGTCGCCGGCAGCGGCCTGCTCAGCCCACAATGTACCTACCCCTACAATGCTTTTTGAGCCATTGACGACGGAAACCGTACCGATTCGATACCAGTAGCTCATGGCTTACTCCTTTTCCTTGAGGCGTTTTTCCAGCTCGGCGATCTTTTCGTTGGCCTTAATCATGTCCGCATGTTGAGTAAGAATCATCAGATCACGTTGCACAATGATTTCCGCCATTGCCATTTCATGCCGAATATCGGTGATATCCATTTTGATTCCTCCTTACGGCTTGCCTGCTTTTTTCAATGTGTCGATCTTTATCTTCTCGTATTCCTGACGGGTCCTTTTCCCTTCGCGCCGGACCGTTCTTGTAAGGGTATCCACGAGGTCGAGCGCATCGTTGGCTTCCCCTTCCATGATAGCCTCGTTAGCGCCGGCGGGTTGAATTTTGGCCATTTCACGCGGGCACGTGCCCGTGCGCAGGATGTTGCCGGTTTCCTTGTCGTAAACGATGTAGTTCATTTCTTCACCGCCAGGACGGAAAGGGAGCGGTAATACGCTATGTTCGACCCCGAGAAGTCAGTAATTTTGAGGTAATACGTATGCGCCGCGGCAGAGGGTGTATCTGCACAGTTAGCCGAAAAAAGCGGTGATGCGATATTGAGCTCAAAGGCATAGATCTCCGTTGAATCACGATATACGCTCACCCTGGCAGCGTGAACCAACGTACCGAAGCCGAACGAAAAATTGATAAATACCGGCGACCCCGTCGTGGTGATGCCCACGGACTGGATAGTCGTCTCGACGTTCGACGACGCGCTCACCCCGTCCGCGGTATATGCGCTCACGGGGATGGTCACTGCATTATCCGCGATCTTGAGTGTTGTTACGTTCAGATCCTTGATCTTCGCCGTCTCGACGATCGCGTCCTTGATATTCGCTACATTTGCGATGATCTCGTTCGCCCCGACGTTCCGCGCCAGGAGCGATCCGTCGATGATCGCGTTGCCGGTGATCCCCACCGTGCTGACCCCGTTGACATTGCCAACGACAAACGGGACGGCTGTCTTATCGTTGTCATTTGGAGAGACGATCGCAAACTTGTCCGCGAGGATGATGAATTCAGAGGGAGCGCCTTCTGATAGCGCCAGGCCGAACCCGGCGATGCGGCCGTTGACGTTGAGCTTCAACGTATATGCCGCAGACAGACCATTAATTGATGACGTATGCGCCGAGATGGTGGCAGTATGCCCCCCGACGGTCGTTGATAAGGTACTGACATTACCGGCTATCGCTCCATCATGATCCGCCCGGGTATAAGCCTCGTTCTGAATGGCCGCCGTATTATTGCCCACAGCAGTCTGTAGTGCGCTAATACTCGATGCCAGCGCTCCCTCGGCCGTTACCCGTACGAGCCGCTCCTCATAGATGATCCCCGCCGTCTCAGCCGTCCCATCCTCGCCGATTATGGCGGCCGCCAACGATAGTCGCGCGGATGCTTCGGCCTCCAGATCGGTCGCATGTTCCGCGAGGAGAAACTCGGCGTGAGCGATGCCGGCGCGGTTCGACCGGTCTTCGGTGCGCGCTTTATCGCCGACCAGTACGAGGTTCAGCAATGCGTCGGGTATCCTCGTATCGATCGTGCCGATCCGCTCATGCAGGTCCGCAAACAACTGGCTGTCCGTGATGGATCCGATGAGAATCGTCAGGTAACCAGTCGGATCGGTCGAGGTGGATCCGGAGACGCCGGCAGTCGCGCTTTCGGGATACCAGGCGCCATAGCTCCCGAATTTGTCACGGATCCGGATCCAGTAGTACCGGGTGGCGATCAAGGGCAGGCCGTTATGCGTCCAGACGGGCGCCGCCGATTCGCCTACCTTCACGGCATTTGCGCGGTTATTCACCGAGGCCGCCCAGATCTCCACGGCGTCGAAACCGGCGAACATCTCAAAGGTTAGATCCAGGCGGATCGCATAGGTGAGCCCCGTCGCGGTGATCCCGGTTCCTGTCGGGATCGTGGAGAGGGTGAGCGTAGCGGCCCCGGCGGCGCTTGTGTTTCCGGCCACATCCACCGCTACGACGCTGAATTCCTTCTCCGTCCAGGTGATCCGTTCGGAGTATTTCAGGGAGTTCCCGACGGCGACGGTGTTGACCTCATAATGGTCGATCGCGAGCGACGTCTTACAGGAGGCCCAGGAGACCACGGCCAGCTCGCCCGCCGCGACAACCGCCGGCCCCGGCGTCGACGGGACCAATATGGTGATGCTCGCGGCTGCCGTCGCCTCGCTCTCCTGGCCGTAGGCGTCGACGGCTTTCAAGGTAAAATTGTATTCGCCCGCCGTCAGTGTCCCGCGGTAGATATACTTATTGCCCTGATAATTGGTGACCAGCGCCTCTTCGCCGAGATAGACCGAGTAGCCCTTGACCGCGGTGTCCAGCGAGGCCGGCCAGGCGAGCTCGATGAACTGCCCGACCAGGGAGGCGGTGAAACTCCCGGGGACGGCAGGTCCCCCGGGAGCCCCGGAAAATGCCAGCGAAACGATTTGATTCGGATCGATCTTGCCTGTCGACGTGGCGGTAAAATCATACGTCCGTCCCGCGATCAATCCGGCGATCTCATACGAGGGATAGGTGGTCCGGCCCGCCAGGATCCAGGGACCCGGAGTAGCGCCCCCCGTACGGTAAAAGACCTGCCATTGCAGAGCCTGGCCGCGCCAGGTGAGGGAGGCGACCGCGAAGCCGATCCCGCTGGGGTTGTACTTGTATATTTCCATCACCTGCAGGTTGGCGACGTCGATTCCGGCGCCGGTGGGCACGTAAATGCCGATGGTCGCATCGTCGTCATAGGCGGCATCGATGTATTCCAGGGCGGTTATCCTGCGCCGCATCTGCTGGGAGCGGGTAATCCGGCCGATCCGGACGAGCTGCGTGACGCGCCCCTCCTCCCCGAAGGAATACTGATCATATTTCGCGGGGATCGTCGTCCATGCCTCAGTCAGGGTGAGCACGGCCGTCGTGGTAGACTCCTCGACGGTCTCGACGTACCGCTCCTCTCGAGAGTCATCGGCGGCATGCAGCACAGTCACCATGTAGGTCGTCCCGGGCTCGAGCGTCACGGGCCTGTCGAGGGTGATCGCGGAGGCGGCCGCGGAAACCGCCCGGCCGGAGATTCCCCATTGCGGACGGTCGTGAGCCACCTCTACCACGTCGCCGGGCATGCAGCCCAGGGAGTCGACCGCGGCGGTCCAGGAGGGCATCATCGTCAGGTACCGGTTCCGCTTTAACTGAGCGGTGCCGTGCCTGATGGCCATCGGCCGACTTGTGCAGCCGACCAGATTCAGTGCTGTCGGCTCCGCCGGCCGGTCCGTCGTCTCGAAATCGTGGGAGGTGAGGAGTACCGACTGGCGGGAGTAGTTTTGCTCGGCGTCGTAATAAGTCACCTCGATCGCGTTGGCACGGCCCTCGTAGGGGAGCCAGTCGATCTGGAAGCTATCCCGAATGATGTTGCCGGCAGTAAAGAGGAACCGCTGCACGGGCAGGTCCTCGGGCTTGTCGACGATGCACGTGAACCGGGATCCCCGCTGAATCACGACGCCGCGGCCGAGCAGGCTTACCGTGTCCAGCGCCTTGCGCATATTGGTGCCGGTGTCGAAATAGATATTGCTGGTCAACCCCTCGGCCGTGCACCAGTCGGCCCAGGCGGCCAAATCCGCATAGACGATCCTGGCCTTATCTATCGCTCCGCCGTACTCTTCGTTCCGCAGCAGGTCGTACGCGCTCCAGGGGGGCAGATTGGCCGGCTTGGAAACATCCTGGGCGCCGTCCCATACCGTGACATTGGTGCGCGTCGCCAGGCAGGTAACCGTCGGTATCGCGCCCATCAGCTTGTCCGTGGCGACTATCTTCAGGGCCAGGAGCGAAACGCCGGGATAGATGAAATCGTCGTAGAGGATCTCCTGGAGACTCTCCCAATAGACATCGTTCATATAACCGCGGCCGATGGGGAGGGGGTAAAGCTCCTCGCTCGCCTCCCAATACAACGGTGCCTCCGGTGGCGGCGACTTAACCTCATTTGGGTCCCGCTCGATCGATTTCCAGGTCGTGCCGCCGTAAAGAACTAACTCGCCGGCACCGTATCCCGGGGAATTATCAGTCCATTCATACAGATGCTGAAATGCCCTGAAGCGGATCGAATACTGGCCGGGGGTGAGATTGTCTTTCCTCGCATAGCGGCGAATCGCGCTTTGCTGGTATCCCTCGATGATCAGCGTCGTCCACGGCGTCCACGTCAGATCACCCACCCGTTGGTACTGGATTTCGACGCCGACCCGTTGGTCGCGGTAATCTCCGTCGCCGGTAATCCAGGTGAGCCCGGCAGGAAATATGATCGACACGCCCAGCGCATCGCAGGCGTTCCCGACGGTCTGGCGAGTCGTCCAGGCGTCGGACAGCTTCGCGCCGATGGGCGTTTCGGAGATGGTGTCCAGAAATTCGGGGATGGGCTCCTGATCATTGGTCCCCAGGCGGGTCGTGATCACGACGGTGGGGGTTTCGCTCTCTGGGTCATTGTAATCCGCCGCCGGCGTATCGTTGATCTCCACGGCGGAGATGTCGTCCAAGGCACACCCGGCCACGGCGAACAGGAGGTTGAGCGTCTGCTTATCGCCCTCGGTGGTGATGTATTTCCCGATCCGGGGCGGCTTCACCCGGTGCACGCCGTGCAATACGGGGAGCGCGCCTCCCTCCACCTCGGGGTTTCCGCTTGCCTGCCAGCCGTAGGTGGGTGAGCCGGCCGGAGCGTCATCAGGAGTCCCCGGGGGCAGGATGGCATTAATGAGCAGCCCGCCGGCGGTAACCATGCCCATTTGGATGATCATCGACGCCGCTGCGGCGTAACCAGTTCCCATCGCAGCTATCTCGGCGGGAACCATCTGCGGGGCGTAAATGGCCGAAACGACTATCACAGCAAGCATGGCGATCGTGGCGAGAGGATTCTTGCCGCCACGGCCGTTGCCTCCTTGGGGAACAAGTGCGAAGACCAGGGAAGATCCCGGGGGAGGAACCAGGTCCCAGACGGAACCGTCCGGCAGTCGCGAGTCGTTCGATGCCGGATCGATCAACGTTCCATTGATTGACGCGACGATCTCATACCCGTCGATCGATCGGGGTGTGTGAAATTCCCCCGTCAGGGCGCGGATGGACCTGCCATCCCAGGGGAGCGTGCGAATATCCCGGCCACCCGGCTTCAGAGGGTCGAAATAGTCGTACACGCAGGTGAGCCGGATATCTCTGCCGGCGATCAGTTCGCCCATCGATAATACCCCCTGATCTTCCTGCCCCAGAAGCGGTCGTCGGTACGAAACAGACTGGAGTTGAGCTTGTTGATCGTGTGCAAGACACGGCCGGCGCCGATGTAGACGCCCAGGTGCGTAATCGCCTGGGGAAGATCCGGATCGATGGCCATCGCCACGACGCAGCCTGGAACGGGGGCATCGATCTTCTCCCAGCGGCCCGTCCGCGTCTCCCCGGAGAATCGGGCATCGATCTCGATGGCGTCGTACACGGCTTGCGGAAAATCCGGAACATCCAGGCCGAAACGCTTCAGCACCTCCCGGCAGAGCCCCCAGCAGTCCAATCCGATCGCCGGATTGCGGCCGTTCTGCAAAAAGGGGATCCCGATCAAATCGCGCAGCTCAGGCAACGGTCAACCCTCCCGCTCCCATGCCGGGGAACCCTCCGAAGCGGGGCGAATTCGCGAGCTCGCGGCACCGGGTCAACGTCCGGTCGCAGATGATCTCGACGCCGGCGTAGCCACAGCGTGTCCCCTTGAATTTTTTGTACCGGCAGATGTTCCGGTGCATGCGGTCAAAGGGGAATCGGCGGTTGAACGGGTTCGAGGCGCCCAGGGTGAAGGTGACCCACTGCGGCCCGGAGCTGGGCTTGATTAGCTCGAAGATATGTTCCACTTCCGGCGAGATGTTTGGGTTGTCAGCAACCGCCGCCGTATTGACGACATAGATATTGACGACGATCGGCAAGTACCCGTTGTTCTTGCACCAGGCATCGTAATCCGAGATGTAAAGCTCCATCGCCCGCGACGCATTGGAGACGCGGATGACCACCTGGGGGACCTCGCCCTTGTCGGTATCCCCCACCTCATCGAGCTCGAAGGGGAACGCCGCCCACGTCTCGCCGGCCCAGCTCAGATCCTGATTGTCCCGGACGACCCGGAGAGGATCCACGAGGCCGGGGATCGTGATCTTGAGGCAGATGACGAACTGGCTTTCCCGGGCGATCTTGTTCTTTTCCTCGATTGCGATCGATGAGAGGGGAAGAGGCATTTAGACCTCCTCGATGGGGCACTGGACGTTGCTTCTATAGCCCACTGGACCCCACTTTGATTTGATCGAGTTTGCCGAGAAGACGCACACATGCGATGTAGCGGCGATAGGGTGGGGGTACGTGAAGGCGGACCCCTGGTTTGCGGCGAAAAATGCCAGGAGGATCTGATACTCGGCTTCCGGCATGAGGTTCCAGCCCAGAGGAAATTTGCTCCGCCCGCGGGAAGCGGCAGGGCCGGTCTGGACGTAGTTCGCCTCGAATTCATCCTTGATCTGCGGCTTGTAGTATTCCTCCTCGCAGTCCCAGTCGGGCAGGGAAATATTTGAGGGCCAGGCGTTCATCTTCCGAATGCCTCCCGCATACCGAATTTATTATGCTCTATCGCGTCGAGTACGAAGCTGACGACCATCTCCTGGGCATCGAACCGGACCTCCGGCGCCGAGGCTGAAACCTTCGCCCCGCTTTTGTCGATGACCTCGATCCGGACCGACTGAGGCGCTCCATTCCCGCCTCCGTACTGGCTTGCCATCTTGAAGAAGTCCCTGCGCTGGCCGGGGGTCATGGTGGACTCGTCGTCCGTGGTGACCGTGAGCCGCTCCCCGGGGCCGATGCCTTTATGATTCCGCGGCAGCATGTCGAGATTGGGAATGATTCGGTAGAAGGTCGGCTCGTTCCCCATGCCGCCGGTATGCATGCCGAACGCAGTCGTGCCACCTGCGCCGACATGGGCGGGTGCGCCGGTATTCATGCCGGCGCCGAACAGGCCGCCCCAGTTGATGTTGCCTGCCGCGTTCGCCAGCGGTCCGGTGATCTGTGCCTGGATCATGATCCGGATCATATCCCGGATGATGGAGTTGGCCAGGTCGGCAAAATTGAGCTTCCCCGTCATGACGAAATCGGTCAGGGCATCGGTCATGCCGCTGAATGCTTTCGTGATAGCATCATACAACTGTTTTCCGGTGTTCATCGCCTCGTTGGCGACGTCCTTCAAACCGAGGCTCATAGCGCCGAAGGGATTCTGCATGGCGATCTCGCGGCTCAGATCGGCAATCGCCTTGAGCGTGCCTATAACCTTGTCATTTTGCGCATTCCACCCGGCGGCATCCTTGTGCTGGTCGAGCCCGGCCAGGGTCTGTTCCTGGCTTGCCAGGAGTTCCTTCTGCAGGCGTATCCGCTCCGTGAGGGTCTCGCTATGCGCCCTGCCGAGCTTCTCGGCTACGTCAAGCTCTGCGAGCTGGCCGTTGATCTCTGCTTCGCGCGCCGCCTTTAATTCGGCGGGCATCTTCTTCAGGTATTCGGCGTTTTCCTTTTCCCGGAGGTCAAAGAGCTCCATCTCTTTGAGATACACTTCCTCGTCCTGCTTTTTCTTATCCTTTGCCCGTTTGGCAAAGAACTTGTCCTCCTCTTCCGTACGTTTCTCATTTATATCGTTGATCTTGTCCCAGAGCTTTACGAGCATCTCGGTCCGCTCTTTATTGGCCTTTTTAAGCTCCGCTTCATCCGGGGCCGGAGGATTGCCCTGCCAATCAGGTTTTTTACCGCCGCCGATCTCGCGGTAATACCGGAGGAGTTGCTGCGTGGCTTCATCGGGATTGCCCACATTGATTAGCGTCTGTTCAAAGGGCTTTTTCCCTTTTGAGGCCGCCTCCCTCATCTGTTGATCGATGTCCGGGGTGACCGGTTTCCAGCCTGCAACTCCCATCGCCATATCCTGCAGGGCTTTCTCAGAGGCCATATATCGCTGGCGAAACATATCGTTCATCTTGCTGTCGCCCTTGAACATGGCCATAGTACCGCCGATTCTATCAAGGAGCATACCCATACGATACATCTCAGCCACGATATCCCGCAGACCGTCGCGGAAGGAGTTGACGCCGCTCAAAAATTCCGGGTTCCACTTGATGGACTTCGTTTTCTCGTCAATCGTCACGATCGAATTGGTGAGGATGGTCAATTCATACTTCAGCGCCTCGAAGAGTGGCTCACCCGCCTTACCAAGGGCCTGCAGGACAATATCCTTTGTATTCGACCAGAGACCCGCCCAGGTCTTCTGCGATTCAATGCCGGCGACCTGATAGGCGGAGAGCTTCTCCATCAGGAAATTGAATAGCCCATTCGCATTGCCCTTGTACTGATTAATATCCTCGTTTCGGAGGCCGAGGACCGTGGCGATCCGGCTGTTCCTCGGGTCGATCGCGCCGGTCAGGAGCGACCGCGTCTCCTCCCCGAGCTGATTCATCTGGAGGCCGATCGCACCGGCCGCCTGGACCATCGCAACGGTGAATTCCTTGACCTGGTTTCGGTTGAACCCCTTGGCCAAGGCAACGGGGAGGGTGACCTGGTAGGCGACGATCAGTTGATCGAGGGTGGCGATGGTTTGGAGATTGGCGTACTGGAGCTCCCCGATGATATCCTTAGCATCGCCCTGGGCGGCCTTGAGGGCGTCCTGTGCTGCCAGGGCCTTGCCGCTCATGGCATCGATGTATTTTCCGCCCGTCATGTAGGCTGATGCGATGCCCAGAGTCGCTGTTTCAATCTGCGCGAGGTAGGAGATGGCCGATCGCGCCGCCATGCCGACGCCGGCAACCGCCGCCGTCAGCGAGATATAACGGGCAATCAGGCTCCCGATCCCGGCATCCAGATTCTTGGATTTCGCATGCAGTTCATCCGTCTCGCCCTGGGCATCTTTCAAATGCCGTTTGAGATCGTTGAACGCTGCGTCGGTCCGGCTGAGCGCCTCGATGACCAGTTGAAGTTTTATTTCGCTATTTCCGGCCATGACGGGGGATCATTTCCTTTCCTGCACGGTGATCTTCCGGTTGCACGTCTCGCAGTGGTCTTTTTTCAACTCCCGGCAGACCCGGCAGTATTCCGCAACCGGCGACGCAGTCGTTTTCGACCCCACACCGAGGAGGGAGATCACTGCTTCCCGAAGGACGAGATCTCGCTGTCGGTATTCGCTCCAGGGTCTGCACTCGGCAAGGGTGAATCCCCAGAGGATTCTATCCCGGCGGCTGATGTCTCCCCCGGCGAGGAGGATGCAGAGGGCTTCGATTTCATCTCCTTTTTCCCCATCGTGGCGCTGATCTTTCCCGCTGCCTGCGTCAGCTTGTCCAACAACAAAGGCAGAGGGTTGCAGGAAAAAAAATCCTCGATCACCTGCGCCGTCTGCTCGAGCGTGATCGAAAACTCCAGCTCGGCGGCCAGGGCTTCGAGGTCCTTGTCCCTCGGGCTTTTGCCCTCCTCTGTCAGGACAACCGCCAGGACGCCGGGGAGATGAGGGCCAAGCGCCTCGATGAGGGACCGGATCTCCAGGTCGCCGGGGAGCTTAATAAAGCGAACGACCCCCAGGAGCTGGCGCGTCTGACCCAGGACGAGGGTCCGCTGGACGTATGTCTTGCCGCCGATTTCGTATTTCATTTCACTGCCCATGTAGCTCTCCTTTTCTGATGTCTTAGAACGTCGCGATCGGGCTCAGGAGCACCATCCGGAGAGCGGAGGCGTCCACGTCCACGTTCAGATATGCCTCAAACGGCAGCTCCACCAGGAGGCCCGCAGGCCCCGCGATCACCGGCGAGTTGGGGCTGAACTTCATCTCATCCATGTAGAAGCTCAGCTTCTCGTTGCCGGCGGAGGCGCCCGTGCCGGCGCCCTTGGTGAAGTGAAGCGCCAGCGCCGTCTCGGTGTTGGCCACGGCCAAGGCGTAAAGGACGTCGTCCTCGAAGAGCACCTTCACGTTGCCGCTTACCTTTGCCGTGCCAGGGGGAAGGCTACGGCGCTGCCCGGTCCCGTCCATGACGTAAGTGTTCCCGTCCAGGCCGTTCTCCAAGGAGAGATCGATCGAGGTGGCGATCGCCAGGGGGTTACCCCCCTGCAAGAGGGATCCCTCGAAGCCGTCGAACGGGGTGTGGCCGTTGTCGGTCGCCGTGGCATCGAAGGTCGCCAGACCGATGGTCTCCTTCGCCCCCATAAGGGAGGTGGAACTGTCGACCGGCCCCTCCGTTTTTGCAGAGAGTTTGAAACTGTTCACCTTGCAGCCGTTGTAGAGGAGGTATTTGGGCGTGGCCAGATCGGTGAACTGTTTCTCGACGCACATGCCCACGGGAAGCGGCGCGATCTTGTACGTGTGGGTGTATGGCGCAGGTCCCCCGGCCACGCCGTAGCCCCCGAAGATGTGCTTGAAGAACTTCCCATATTGCGGGGAGAGCTCGAAGTTGATGTCCCCGGCGACGTTCATGTTTCCCCGGACCGGGGCCTGGGGGTTGCGGTTCGACCGGATGGTCCGCGACGAGCTCAAATTCCGGGAAAGCCGCAGGGATTCGGAGACGAACGGCAGGACGTGGGCGTCCTCAGCCTCCGGGGTTGTCTTGTACACGGTCTCCGTGTCGAAAATCATGACTGCATTGGCGCCTGATTGCTGCATGGCTTATTCCTCCTTCCGATTGCGCCTCGAGGCGGCGGGCGGACCCGGCACCTCCGGCGGATCTTCCTTGAACTCCTTCAGGCGGCCTTTCCGCAGCAGGATCGCCGCCAGGTCGTCCGAAACCTCCCGCGGGACGCCGAGCCTGAACTCGCCGGCAACCCCGCAGGTCATGATTTCCGGGCCTTCGGTGTAATACAGTTTCTTCATGGTTCCTCCTTACGGTTCCGGAGCCGGCGGCGCCGGCTCCGACGCGATTATGTTCGTCTTCAATCGATAGCCGAGGCCGTAAACCAACAGTCCGCCCTCAGCGAGAATCAGGTCTTCCTTCGTCGGCCAGAGATACCCGTAAGGGTTGATCTTGTGGCCGATCAAATATGACCTGACGGTTTCGATGATCGTATAGCAGGCGGCGGCTCCGGCCTCGCGGGACTTCGCGTTTTTAGCGATCAGGACGACGAGAAAGTCCATCGTGTGATCCGCCCGGTTCAGCCCTATGACGGACTTTTCGGCGAAGTCCGCACCCTGGTAGATGACAAAGAGCGCGGGAAGGCGCTGGGGCGTCTTGAGCAGTTCATCAATATCGCCCTGCCAAACGCCGGCCCGTCCGCCGACTGCTTCGATCAGAATCAAGTGATCGATGATGTCGTCCTGAATTGTCTCGATCATCTAAAACCCCGACATCTTCTCCCGGGTGAAGATCCGGGAGTTGGAATCCATACTCACGGCGTTGCCCGTGTCGGCCGGTGAGGGCGTGCTGACGCCGAGATTGATCCCGCCCGCGGCCACCTTTTCCAGGAACCGGATCGCCTCCTTGTTTCGGTCCTTGCGCACCTCGGGCATTTCCAGATCGCTCCGGGAGTAGAGGTTGTAAACGGCGATATCGACGCCGATCTGGGCGATCCTGGGGGGAACCGGAGCAAGCGGGACCGTATAACGGCCCTGGCAGTACGAGTCGATGGTCGCGTCGGCGTCGGCGATGGCCGCCGCTACTTTGGCGGCGTCGACCTCGCCTGCGCCGGCATCGTCCGTAAGCGTGATCAGGGATGCTTCGCCGATCAGGTTCTCGATATTCGCCTGCGTGCAGTAGGACATGCCTTACTCCTTTTTGCCGGCTGCTTCCCGGTGCGCCTTCAGGATCGCGACCAGCTCCGCCTTCTTCATGCCCTTGAGCGGGTCGGTCGGCTGATATTTGGCGATCTGCACCGTGAGCTGCGCGATCGTCATCGCCGCAATTTCGGCCTCCTCATCACCCGCAGCCGTCGCCGGGATAACCTCGACGATCAGCATCGGCTCCGCCTTCAGGATGGCGAGCTGCTCCGGGGTGAATTTATTGTCCGGGTATTCGACTGCCGTGTCCGGATGAGGCATGCCGCAGCGCCGGAAACCGGCCTGTTTGCTTTTTATTCTGATCATGGTTTCCTCCCTATTGAGTCGCCCCGTGCCTTCCGGATCCGGGAGGCACGGGGCGGATCGCTCATGTCCGCAAAATTACGTTGTTACCCGAGCCCGGTGCTGCCCCAGCTCATCTGCCAGAAGGCATACCCGCCGGCGACGCGCGCCTCGGCGCCGAACCGGAACTTCTTCCGCATGAAGACGTTGTCCGTCTGCGGATCGGTCTGCTCGACGAAGACCGGGGCCTTCCTCTCCTGGTAGACGAAGGGCTTCACCGGCATCGAGGTCACATGGAGGAACCAGGCCGTGGTCGAGGTGAGCCGCGGGTTGACGACGAGCTTGGCCGTCTTGAAATAGGGGTTCGGGGTGTCGTCGGCGAGTTTTTCCATCTCTACCAGCCGCTTTCCCTGGACCTCCAGGGCAGGCGGCACCTCCAGGGTGTCGGGGACCAGGCCCAGGGGCCGGCCTTCGTCGTCCGTGAGGGACATGATCGCCGTCCGGGCCACGCCATAGGAAGCAAGCGCCGCCGCCTGCGTGGCGCCGGAGAGGGCGGCCGTTCCTTTATTCGAGACGCTTGCCCCCTTTACGGAATGGTCCGTGTCATAGAAGTACTGACCGTCGTAGCACTTGTTCGCGAAGGCGTTGTTCTTCAGGTCGGCCACGATCTCGTCGGGGAGTTGTTTGGCGCTGAAGCCGGCCATCTCCGCCTGGGGTTTGTAGATGCCGAGACTGTCGTCCTCGATATCGTTCCGGTCCACCTCCACGGTGGCCTCGAAGTCATCGTTGACGACGGTGTACTTGAAGGCTTCCAACGCCTTGATCACCTTGTCCCCGATCCACTTGCGCATCTTGGGGAACTTGGAGAGCCAGGTGTAATCGTTCTGGCCCGAGCTGCTGGGGACCAGCATGGCCGTCGCCTGCCACTGGCTCGGGGCGGCGTCGAAGGCGTTGTTGAACGTGGTCTTCAGGGTAAGAAAGACCGCCGCAATGGTCGCTTTATTCACTAACATGGGCTTCCTCCTGTCTTTTCTATGGGTTTCATCTCCGCAGGGATCGGCGCGCCTTGGCCGGCCGATCCCTGCAGCCTGGTTATCTCGTTACGCCGCCACGAGCTTCTTTTTGTACTCGATCCAGGCGGCCAGCATGATGACGTCGTCGGTGCCGAGCACCCCGTTCTTCGGTTTGATGGTAAGCTCCATCGCGGAGGGGTAGGCCGCGAGATTCGCGAGCGCGAGGTTCAGAGTCAGGTGCTGAACGTGCTTTGCGGTGTCGTCCCCGACCATCGCATCGGTATCCCCGCCGAAATCCGCATCGGCGTCGAAGGCCGCATCGACCACGTTATTGAACGCCTCGACGGTGAACTTGGTTGCGTCTCCCGCCGTCGCCCCGCTCTTCGCCGCCAGGATATGGAGCACCATGTCGGCGGTGACGTCCGCATCGGGCGGGACCATGACCTTGGCCCCGACCGCAGGTCCGGGGGTGGCGTGGTTGTTCCACCGGATGCCCAGCCCCTTGGCGGTGACGCAGTAGCCGGCGGATATTGCGTCTTCGCTCACAAAAGCCGCCAGGGCGACGCCTGCGGAGGTGATGACCGGCATGGGGATGGGGATGATCCCCTTGGCTGATTTCAGGTGCTGGTAGATCTCCTGGAGGGCCGCCTCCACCTCGGTCTGGGCGGTAAAATCGCCCGCGTCGGTGATATCGATCGCCGAGGCGGCGTGCGCGCCCGAACCATCGGCGATGTGGGTGGCCACGTCCGCCTGGCGGATCGCCGGCTCGATGTCGATGTAGGCGTGGGTCGCATCGATGTACTTGGCGATAATCCCGCAGAAGATCCCGTTGTTCACGTTGCCGATCAGATCCACGGACTCGTCATCGACCAGGAATACGTTATCTCCCTCGTTGGCGATGGTGATCGCCGTGGCCAAAGTAGCTTTGAACAGGCCCCGGCGCCGCAGGTTGACTTCAATCGCGCCGAGGGCGCCCGACGTATTGTCCGCGCGGCCCATCGCGACGCCCATGAAGATCAATCCCGCCGTGTCGGCGCCCGGCAGCGCGTACCCGGCGGCGTTGACGCAGACGAAAGACCCGCCGTAGATGCAATCCGCGTTGATTACCGGCAGACCCAGCTCCACACCCTCGGTGTATTCGACGGCCTTGTCGGCCGCCAGGACGCCGAAGTAAATGAGCGGCACCGTGCCATCCTCCGTGCCGAACGCCTTGATCGTGACCGCTATGAGACACACGACCATGACGGCGAAGAAGGCCGCCATGCTTCCGAACGTACCGTTGATGAATCTTTTCATGCTATCCTCCTGATCCCGGACTCCCGCCCGTGCGTGAATGCCGTCGGTTATTTGTTGTATTTCTTGAACGTTTCCTCGGAGACCCCCATCATCCGGTTGACCGCCTTCTGGGTATCGTCGGATACCGCCGCCGTCTGGTCCTTCAGGATGGCGATGTCCGTCACGGGGATGACGCTCCCGACCGGCCGGGACAGGACGATCTTCCTGAACTGATCCGGCGTCTTGAGCGCCAGCTCCCGGCCCCACTTGTCCAGCTCCTCGGGGCTGGTCTTTCCCTCCTTGAGGGCGAGGGCCACGAGATCCTGCTGCTCCATTTCGGTGATCTTCTTTGTGAGCGCTGCCACCTGCTGGCTGAGCTGGACGGCGACGTCCCCCGGCGCCTTCAGGGAGGCGACGATCCGGATCACTTCCTCCCGGGTCGCATTGGCCTGTGCGCCCAGGGCCTCCAGGACCTCCTTGCAGGCGACGACGGTCGAGCCCTTGAGCGAGGCGACGATCCGGACGACCTCCTCCCGATTCGCCTCCGCCTTGGCCCCCAGGGCTTCAAGGATCTCCTTGCAGGCGACGACGGTCGAGGCCTTGTTGACCGAAAGCGTCACCGCTTCCAGTACTTTGTCTTCCCCGGCGTCGGCCGCCAGGCCCAACAGTTTTTTCAACTTCTCAATCATGATTACCTCCTTTTCGATTTTCGTTTCCATCGCGCTCCATTTGGCCACGATGGGCTGCAGATGGTTGATTTTTGGGCTGTTGGTGAGGGCAATGTTGAGGAGTCTCACGATCCGCCCGTCCCTTGCGACCGCTACCGGAGAGAAATACCGGTATTCTTTGTTTCCTAGAAAACCCTTCGCTCTCGTGGTCCACTCCACCGCCTCGGCCCAGAGGCCGTCTGCGCCACGCCAGGAAAGCCGTTTCAGCTTTATCCACCCGGCGGCCGGGGCCTGGACGTCCTTCAGTGTCTGGTGCTCGTAGTCGATCACCATGTCGTTGCCGCGCGCATCGAAGGCGGCAATCAGTTCGCGGGCGCCCGCCTCATCGACGATGACCGGATCCTCGCCCTCAATCTCGACTGTTCCCGCGGGAAATATCTGGAATTCCTCCGGCGCGACGCCTGCGAGGTCCTTCAATATGGCGAAAAATCTGTTCATGCACTTCACCTCATAGCCAGATAACGATTGACGAGGCCGACGATCCCCGCGCTGTCCGCCGCGCTGACGCCCAGATACGGCCGCGCGGGGATCTCAATGTCATGCGCCTGGGAACGAAAAGTCCTCGTCAATGCCCGCTTGTGGCCGGCCTTGGCGAAGATCAGCCCTTTCCCGCCGAAAAGGTCCGTGCGCAAGAGCCTGCCTTTCGCGTCGGTCCGATGGCGGACCGATATTCTGCCGGCGCCCCGGTGAATCTTCCCGCCGAGCTGCTGGATCGCGCCATACGGGATCCGGCTGCTCGGCCCGATCGCCACGCTGTGGGTACTCGGAAGCTGATAGTGGATATCCCCGCGGAGCGCTCCCGATTCCGTGAGGATCTTCGGGTGCTTCTTCCTCCGGAGGGTCGCGGCCGCCAGGGGCGCCCACGGCGATCCTTCCGGGGCAGGGCCTTGCCTGTTGAACCGATCCTCCGTCGATCGAACCATGTATTCCCCGATGATCTTCATGAGCGGGGACGGGTTCTTGATCCTCCCGGACAGCTCATCCAGGGATCGCTGGACGGCCGCATCGTTCATTTGAACCCTGATTTCAGGCATCCGTTCTCCTCGAGTACTCTTCGATCTCCGCCGTGAGCTTCGCGGCTATGTCCGCCGGCAGCCGGGTAACCGCCGCCTTAAGAATGTCGTGATCATGCTCCGCGTATGCTTTCCCGACGTTGTAACCCCACCCCTTGTCGATTCCCACGGGCTCTCCGGTATTCGGATCGATCGGCGAGGCCGGGGCCGTGCCCTTCACTCCCGCCGCCGCCCACTCTTCCCTGGTTGCTGCGAAGATCTTGCACTTGCAGCCCCAGCCGTTGGGCGTATAGTGCGTATTCCACCAGGAATGGTCGGCCGGCAGGATCGTACCGTCCCACGCCAGGTGGTGAGGCCGCGGCACCTTGGAATCGCCGTGCCGGTAGAGCAGGTAGCCGAAGAACGTCTTGACGTCCGGATCCTGGAGCTGCTCCCAGCGGCCCGCTGCATAGGACGTCCGGACGTTCGTGTCGTAGATCACCCGGGTCCGCCAGTTGCGGCCACCCTTGTAGCTCCAGCCGTGCCGCTCCACGATGCCGTCGAACTCATTCCGGAAATCCGCCAGCGTCATGCCGCCGGCGATCGCCTCGTCCACGGCGGTCCGCAGATCGTTCAGGAGATCCGCCTTCATCGCGCCTGCGACCATGAACCCCTTGGCATGCTGGCCTTTCCAGAGATCGTCCCACTTGCGCGTCGGGATATTCAGCTTTTTGCGAAAGAACGCGATCTGTTCGAGAAACGGGAGGTTGAAGATGGCTTCCAGGATCATCTAAACCCCCGTCTCCTCGTGAATGTCAGCTATGCCGGCCATCTCGGCCACGGACATCGCCCGGGCGATCAGCGCCCCCAGGTCCGCCGGATCCATCGCTCCCCAGAGATCGATGATCTTGTCGCGCAGATCTGCGAGGTCCTTGACGGCAGGATCCTCGACCAGGCGGCGGAGCGTCTCCAGGAAATCATCGGTGATCGGCTGCGCGTCCGCCGACAGCCGGTCGGAAACCAGATCAGCCGCGTCGATTTCGCCCACAAGGGCGATTTGTCCCGAGGAGGCCACTACCAGCCGCGCCCCGGGGCGATCGGCGGAACGTGGCCGCAATTTGGCCGCCAGTAGGTCATTTCCTTCGCTCGGCCCAGCCTGCTGGGAGGCACTCGGCTTCAAAACCGTCTCACCCCGTTGCGGCAGGGGGATCTTGAATCGCTGGGCAATGTGCTCCTGGGAGATCGGCTGCCCGATCTCGGAGGCGCCCTTGTAGACCTTCATGAGCTTCTCCAGGTCCTCCGGCTTCTCATAGAGCAAGTTGAACCAGGGCAGGGGCTTGTCCCATCCGAAGTTGTAGCCGACCAGCGGCCGAATGATCTGATGGCGAATCGTCTTGCCGATCGACTCCGCGTCGGCCTTGATCAGGTCGTGGCGGACCCTGTCCTGGGCGTCCTCGTTGCCGAGCTTGCCGGGCGTCCCCTCGGTGGTCGCCGTCTGGCCGAGGATCGCCTTGGACATCTGCTTGTCGCAGAATTCGGCCAGGGACTCGTAGATGTTGTTCGTGCCGGCGTTCTTTATGGCCTCGACGAACTCGATCTCCGTGTTTTTGGAGATGATCCCGGCGGCATCCGACCCGAGGGAACGAAGCGCGGCAATCAGGGCGTCCTTGTCCTCTTTGCCCGCGCCCGGGTCGTACTTGCCCACGCGCAGCGGCATCCCGAAGACCTCGGCAAAGGCGACCCAGTCTTTCAGCGAGTAATTTTTGAAAAGGTACATCCAGCCGCAGACCCGGAGGACGCCGGCGCGGGTGTCGTATCCGGAGCGGGCCTTGTAGCGGTGGTAGACCAGCTTGAAGGCGGGCATGACCTCCCCGTTGAAGGGCTCCGCCTCCGTCAGGATCCGGGGAACCTCGTAGCTCTTGGCCCACATGTTCGCGGCGCCGCGCTCGTAGAAGACGGCCTTTTTCGCATGGAGCCATTCGAGGCGGCTAATCAGGGCCTGCTTGCCGCCGGAGGTGTCCCACATGATCTCGCAGAGGGAGTAGCCCTTCCCGATCGCATCCAGGAGATCCAGAAGCGCGTCATCGAAGCTGTCCAGGCTGAAGATGCAATCCGCGGCAAAATCGCGGATCTTCTTATCCTCGGCGCTTTCCGAGTAGGGGGCGATCTCATAGTCGAGGCCGTGGACGGCGTTCTTGCGGGTCTGTAGCTCGGAGAAGAGGTGCGTGTCCTTCTCCTCCATCTCCTCGAAGAGTTCCGCCTGGCGGGTCACATCGCCCTGATCCGCCTCTTTGAAGATCGTGGCCAGGCTCTCCGGCGTAAGCCCGCCGGAAGGATAGTTGCTCCAGCGGTCCCGGATCGTCGTAACGGCGATCTCCCGGGTCTCGGGAAGCCGCTTGACCTCGATCTCTCGGCCAAACTGGTCTACCAGCATGCTGGGATACCCCCTGTATTACCCTTTTCAACGCCGCTTGACAGGTGTCTGACTCTTGTCAAGGGCCTATCCGGCTCATAGTGGCCGTCCGGTCCGAAAATCGATCCTGGGGCATTTTTGAGAGACATCAAAAAGCCCCCCTTTGCATCGCGCCAAACACCCGGGGCCGAACCGTTTCATATTCGACCCGCATGCCGACCCCTTTTTGCAGGCTGCTAATCGCCATTTCTGAGGCGTCCGGCCCGTCGTCATGGACTGTCGGGTTCAGGATGTAGACAAATTGCTCCTCGAGGATCTTCTGGTCACTATGCCGCTTTTCGAACCGCATCTTCTTGTGTTCCCAGAGATACTCGCAGGTGCCGATGATCCGCGAGTCGATCTTGCTGGTCGTGTGGTGGATCGGCGCCCAGGGGAGGTAGCGCCCGACCTGTTTGGCATAGTTTTGGATTGCCTCATGGAGAAAATCCTTGAGCATGTTTTCTTCCACGATGACCCGCCCGGGATACAAATCGTTTTGCTCATAGGCGGCGGCAAAGAACTCGCCGATGGATCTTCGCTTGATCCAGGCGTGCATGCAGAAGAAGACCATTGTGCTCCGGTCCAGGCCCCAGGTGCAGACGGAGCGAAAATCGCTGCCGCTGGTTGCAGTGCTGGATGGGTCGACGCCGGTGGCAAACATCAAAGGACGTTTGACCAGTTCGACACGCTCGAAGTAACTGACCGTTTCCTGCGGGAAGGGGCTGTCCTCCTCCGTCGACTTGTTACGGTACTCCTTGTTGAAGATGCGCTTGGTGACCAGCGTCTTGCGGCGCATCAGCTTGTCCCAGGGCCAGCGGGACGGCCAGAGGGTGATATGGTTTTCCTCGTCCACGACGGCGTCGTAAACTTTGGAGTTGTACAGCTTCTTGCCCGTTTCCTCGTCCTCCATCGCGATCAACTGCGAGATGGCGCTCTTGGCATGAAAGACGTTCCCGACCATCGTAGCCGAGCAGTCCCCCTCGATGCAGCCGAGAACCTCGCCCTGGATGAAATCGATCGTCGCTTGGGTAACCTTCGGCGATTTAACCGTGGCGTTGTCCTCCATATCGTCGAGGCCGATATCGTCCGGTCGATGGGGACCGAATTTCTTTCCGCGCCACTGATCGCCCCGCCCCAGGGCCTCGATCATCGTCCCGCCCTTGGTTACGAATAGATCGTCGGACCAGGTCTTGGTCCTGCCGATCGCGGCGCCGTAGTCGTGGCGCAGACGGGGGTTGTCCTCCAACTCGACCTTGATCGAGACGGTGAACCGCTTGGCCTGGTCGTGGATGTTGGAGCCCAGCATGATGTACTTGCGCAGCTTTCGGGCGATCCGGTAGACGCGCAGGCCGAACGTCACGACGGTGGTCTTGGCGTGATCCCGGGGCGCGCCGATCAGGTTCAGCCCCGGCGTGTCGGCGATCTGACACCACTCCGCATGGCAGGTCGCTGGCTCGGAGGGGAAGTAATGCGGCATATAGGTGCGCATGAACTCCAGCGGATCGGCACACCGTTCGATACGTTCGCGCTTCTTCTCCGGGCCGTCATTTTCGAAGGGCGAGACGCTCTCGGCGATCACCTTGCGCAACGAGGCGACGTAGTCGTCATACTGCGCTTCGGAAAGATGCTGGCGTTTACGCATTACTGCCATTCATGCACTCCGTCTTGAACTTCATCGTCATCGCGTCGAAATCCGCCGCCAACGTCTTGAGCCCTTCCGGATCGTTCTCCCGGAGCCAGCCAACCATCCACTGCAGGTTCTCCAGGAACACCTTGGCCCGGTCATATCCCGCGCCCTGGCCCTCGACCGCTTTGAATTTGACCACCAGGGAGCCCAGCTTGGAGAGGTTATCGAGGGATCCGCCGTCGATCGCGCCCGGTTGCCGCTCTTCGGCGAACGTCAGCTCGCGCTCCAGGAGGGCCTCCATTCGCAGACCGAACGAAGCCTTGCGCGATCGCGCCTTGTCCCACTCGTCCAGCTCCTCGTCCGGCTTCCTCGTCTGGCCTTTCCAGGCGGAAAGGGTCTGCCGAGAAACGCCGTATTTGGCCTCGATGGCGGTAAGGGATTCGCCATCGACAAATGCTTGTCTGCATACGGCCTCCAGTTGCGTGCGCGCTCCCTTTTCGGCCATCACTTCAGCTCCTGCTCCAGGCGGGCGATCTCGGCATTCGCGACGGCGAGATCCGCCCACTTGGATTTCAGTTCATCCCACTGGCCGTCCACTTCTTCGACGGGGAGCTCCTCGGGCTTCTTCAGGCTGCAGTCCAGGTTGACCTGGATCAGCCGGCAGAGGCTGTCGATCTCCGCGCGGAGGCGCCGGGCCTTGAACTCCAGGTTGGTCTTCTGTGTCCGCCGCATCTCGTTTTGAAAGCTCATGATGATATCTGCCTCTGTCTTTCTGCCATCCGTTGGAAGCAAGGAACCCGATCCCGGAGGAACTTGGTCAACTCGACGGTCGCCGCGGTGGAGAGACGGATTGTATCGACGTGCTCACTCGACATCTTTTCATATTTCTGCACTAATTTATTGCTGTTCTCGTACATCACGATAGCGGCGTTAAGCCGCTTTTCCATCGATCGGGAGACGAAATACATCATGATCCAGGGGCCGAAGACGATCGAGAAAATGATCGATCCGATCTCCCATGTTCCCACCTTGGCGACGATCGCCGCGATTGCCGTTAGTGCCGCTATCTGTTCAGGCGTCATCCAACTACCCCCTCGAAGATCGTTTCGTAGTTTCGGCTCTCCCTCCAGCGATCGGTCAGGTTGTCGGGATTGACGCCGTAGTGGTTGCGCATGAACCCGGCGGCCCGATCCAGCCCGAGGTATTCCGCACATCCCGTTTCGAACTTCGCCGTGAGCTCACTGCAAACGACCCGGTCCCAGTGGATCCATTTCCCCATTCCGATCAGATGGAGGAGGAGCCGGGGTACCGGATACCACTGGCCGATATGCTCCCGGATCTTCTCGAACCCGGCCGCGTAGACGTAAGGGTCCATGTGGATGTTCCGGACGACCAGGACCCTCGCCCCCTTGTAAGCCTCCCAGAGGATCTGTGACTTCACCGTCCAGAGTGATTCCAGCGTCGCCCCGTAGGGATCGGTGATGATGCCGGTGTGAGAGTAAGTCGATTCATTGTCGGCCGACTTGGCCTTCTGGACGAAGTTGATCACCGCCCCCAGGGCCATCGGGTTTTTCGTGGCGAACTCGTCGCCGGGGCACAGTATCGGCAGATCCATCGCAAGTCCCCTCCTTTCGATCTTGTCCCGCGTCACTCGGCAAATCTTAAGTGCAAATGGTTATCGTGCTGGCCCGCCGGGTCGGCCTGCACTTTGTCGATATACAGTTGCCGCATCTGTGCAGCCCACCCCGCAGTGAGCGGCCAGAGGGCGGTTTTGATCTCCGGCGAAACCCGCACCTCAAAGTCGTTTACTGCCCGCCGGTTGTAATCGCGCGGCAGTTCGTAATCGGGCCACCCGGCGATGATCAGCAGCCGGATCAATTCGATCCGGAGCGAGTCACTTTCGGGGTAGCGAATGTCCACCGTCCGCCCGTCCTCATAGTGGGCGGTATTCTCCGGCGGCACGCCGGAGAGCAGGCACGCGTTGACGACGGCGATCTTGATTCCCATCTTATCCGCGACATTCCACAGGGACCGCCAGAAGCGGGATTGCAGGTAGGGAGCCGTGCCCGTAAAGGCAAGGTGGGCGTCGGGGATGATCTGAGTCCGGGCAGGAGTGTCGGTGTAGGGGTTTGCGCTGATGGGGCCGGGGGCCGGCACAGTGGGCGGAACCGTGGTCGTTATCGTCGGCAGAGGGGCGGATAAAAGCAGGGCGGCAGTATCATCGATGAGAATCCTGATCGCGTCCAGGTTGGTGCGGATCGCCACAGTATCGACCGCGGACACCTGGGAGGCGAAGAACGAAAAGACGATCAGCGTCGTGATGAGCAGCTTCTTCATGTCAAGCGTCCTTCCACTGAACGTGCGGGAGGTCCCGCTGTTTCCAGGACCCGCCCCACTCAAGGCCGCAAAAGACGGCCACCCTGCCGAATTCTTCCCAGTCCGGAATATGATCCCCGTCCGTGTCTACTTTGATGTCGGTGCAGTATTTGCCGTCGCGCTCGATGAAATAGTCGACGGCCTCGCGGTCTTTATGGGCAGAGAGGACCGTCCATGTGACCGGCCCTTTGTTCTCCTCCGCGGTAATGGGCGCCAGACCCGCAGCCAGGTATGCCTCGTTGACGATAGCCAGGGCGGCCCGCCCGCGCTTCCAGAGCGCGCTTTGCTCCTTCTGTGAGCGGTAGGTGCAGGAGCGTTTGAAGACCCCGGGAACAGCGGTTTCAAGACGCTCCTCGAAAGTCCGGATCTTCTCTTGCATCCTCGGCGTCAGGTCTTCGATTTTCCTGCTGGCCATCGGGATCCTTTATGGTGCCGCCCCCGGGAGGAGGCATCTCCCGGGGGACAGCGGGTCGGCGCCTACTGTTACGCGCCCTTAAACCGCGTAGCGGTTGGTATCAGTGGGTGGGCAAGGCATCCGGCCGGCATTCCGGATGCCCAGCCCGCTCCGTAAGGAGGTGGTCGTTGGACACGGGTATACGGGATTGCTTGAGGGGTTTCTACCAAAGCACTTGAGAAAATTAGTTGGGGGAAGCAGTTGGGTGAGCCCTGCCCTCGCGCGCGCGCGAGGGCAGGTTATGCAGGAAGGCCTTACACCACGTCCTCGAACAAATTCGCAGTCTCGTCGGGCGGCTTGCGCTGGACGATCTCCCGTATCCAGGTTTCCGTCAGGGCATATTTGCGGGCCAGGTCCCGGTGATTGCAGCCGGTGAACTCCGCGCGGATCCGCTCGTCCCTCTTATCCCGGAGCAGGGTCTCGATCTTGGGGTAATAAATCCGCCCGCCGCCGATATGCTGCGCCAGCTTCAGGGCGTTTTCCATACCGATGAGCTCGGCCACGACCTGGTACTCCCTGGGCAGGCTTTCGATGGGGATCTCGGCGGCGATGTCGGCCAGCCAGTCTACCGGCATTGAGTCTCCCCCGTTTGCGGCAGCTTCGTATGCTTCAACATTCCCTTGAGCCCCTCGATCACCTTCTCGGCCTGCTCGGCCGTGGCGACCCGCCTGATCCGCATGTGCTTCGTCAACCACCGCTGATATCCATCCTCGGCGCGCCACGGGACCTTCTTAACCAGGAGCGCGATAAAGTTCAGCTCGTCGCACGTCGGTAGGCCGACGACGTTTCCCTGCGTCCGGGGGCGATGAATGCGGCGCCGCTTGGGCTGGATCTTGAATCCCAGCGTCTTGAAATAGTTAATGAGCCCGTCCGCCTCGAAATAGGTCAGATCCGTGCTGGACGCCTTCTTCCCCTTGGTCTGTCCGGCGATCGCATCCTCGTACTCTTCCCGGGAGAGGCCGAGCTGGGCCTTGGCGATGTGGATCAATTGCACCTGGATCGGTTCGATCATCTTCATTTCAGTCCCACCTTTTGCTTGAATGCGGCGATTTGCTTCTTGGTTGCGTCGGACAACGGCTGCGGCTCCTCTTCCACTTCCCGGGTCCGTTTCTTCCTTGCCTCCTCGCGGTCCTTTTCGGCCTTGGCCGCCAGCTCCGCCGCCATCTCCCAGGCGACGTGCCGGAGGTAGTTATGGTTCTTGAGCCCTTTCGGGCCGGTGGCCAAGGTGGCCTCCATCGCCCGGCCCCAGATCTCCGGCGTGACGGGCCGCTCCTCGCCGCCCTGCCAGTGGACCATTTCCGGCTCCGTCAGATCCTTGAGGCTCCTGACAAGGGTCAGCGCCCTCCGCCAGGGGAGCGCCTTCTCCCCCTGGCGGAAGAGCCCCAGGTAATGCAGCGTCCGGATCTGGACGGACGGGGGGAGTCTGAGCGCCGCTTCGAAGAAATTCCGGATGATCGAATCGTTCATCCAGGCTTCAGCGCTGGCCACGGCCCCGCAACTCGGACAGATTAACCGCATTGAGTATGCTCCTGTTCGATCTCAAGCTTTCCCTGGTTGAAGACCAGCTCCAGGGAGGATTTCTGCAGACGGGCGGCGCGGACCAGGATCATGATGCCCCGGTGCCGCAGGCTCCTGGTCGCCGTGATGATTTCGTCGGGCGTCTCGGCGATGAAGAACCCGGGCGGGTCATCCACAGCGGAGGCCACCAGGATCCCGCGATCCATGATGAGGCTGCGGACGGTCTGGCGGACATCCTTGTCGCTCAGGCCCGTCCGGATGCTCAGATCCCGGGCGGAGAGGGCGGAGGCGCGGCCGGTCATCAAGCAGCAGTAAACCGCCTGCTCCTCCGCCGTCATGTCAAAATCAAACGCCGCCTGATCCACCTCGCCGCCCCCGATTTACACTGCTACTTCCGTCTCGGTCCCTTCCTCGTCGTCCTCCTTCAGGAGCGCGTTGACGAGTTTGTCGATCTCGCTGTCCGTACTCTTGATCACCACTACGTCGCCAGTCTCCCCGATCGTCACGCCGATCCGCTTGAGGTCTGCCGCGGGAAGCTGCTGCAGGGCGTCTCTGATCGGCTTTTCAACTGTCTTGATGAGGACGTCGGCCTGCTCCGGGAAGTGTTTTTTGATCAGCCGGACCACCTGGTCTTTATCGTCCCAGGAGATCTTGCCTTTCTCCTTCTGGAAGCCGATCTTCACCCCGTGGATGATCATCGTGCGGGGCTTTCGGAATAGCTCCGGGCTCTCCTCGATCGCCGCCTTCAGGGCTGCCTGCCGTTCGGCGACCGCCTCCACTTTCCGCTTGATCGCCACAACATGCTGCCGCTTCAATGCGGCAATCTCGTGCTCGGCTACGAGCACGGCCTCGGAGAGCTGCACCCGCCAGTCCGCATAGTCCTTGGTCAATCGCTCGATTTCTCCTAGATTTGCCATGTTATTAATCCTTTCAATCGGTCTTCATGATTTGAAATATCCGCAGCCGACGCACTTGTCGGGCTCGCGGGACTGTTGTACAATGCAGACGGCCGTGTCGATCCGATCCCTCCTCGCCTGACAATGGATTCCATTGCCGGCTGGCCGTTCACCCGGGATGACTCCGGGAAAGAGTCCGGGCTGTACGGTTTCGGTTCGACGCGGCTTTTTCACCTTCGGCTTTGCCCATCGGCGCTCACGTTTCGTCATCCGAGCACCCCCCGGATCCAGAGCATGATTTCTTTCAGAAAGAGCGCACCGAACAGGAGTGCGAAAATGAACGCGCAGATCGCCACATCGCCCAGGGCGCGGCCGGAATCCTCACGGAAGCCCTGCAGTAGGACCCACCATGCGCCTACTCTCGCGTATTGTTGCGTCTCGTTTGATGATTCCATCGTTGCTCGCTCCTTTCTCAGATGGCCATTACGATGCCTTCGGTGACCTTCGATTCCCCCAGTTCGTGGGCCTTGTTCATCGCCCGCGCCGCGAAGTTGTTGACCGTGAGCGGGTAGGCGTGGGAGATGGTCCGGCTCTGCCGGTCCTGGAGCTTCAGGCGGGCAGAGATGGCCGGGAAGGCATCCGGGGCGAAGATGTCATCCACCTTGCAGCCGATCCGCTTGAACTTCAGCGCCAGGTAATCGCGGATGTTGCCGTTGAGGCCCTTGATCTCCGCCGTCTGGATCCGCCGGATGACCTCGCGCATATCGATATGCGCCTGCTCGCTGAAGATGTCCTTGAGCTCGACCTGGCCGACCAGGATGATACCGAGGAGCTTCCGGTATCCGTCCTCCAGCTCGTAGAATCGCTTCAGGTACTTCAGGGTGGACGTGTGGAGGTCGTGGGCCTCCTCGATGATCAGGACCGCGCGGAAGCCCTGTTTCGCCCGCTCCAAGAGGAGTTTATGGACCTGCCGGGTTTTATCCTCCAGCTTCAGACGCGGCCGGTCGTCGGAGAGATCCATGACGATCGCGTCGCAGATGCTGGCCGCGTTCACGCGATTCTTGTCGATCATCTGCGGGAAGATCACGATCACGTCGCCGTCCTTCCTGAGCTGCTCGACCACCTTGCGCCGCATGACACTCTTGCCGGAGCCCACCTCCCCGATCACGGCGAGGAAACCGCCGTGGCGGGCCGCGTCGAGCATGGCCGCCTCGATATAGCGGTGCTCGTCGCTCATGAAAATGTCCGAGTCCTTCTGAATATCGTCTACGAATGGATTCCTGAAAATCTTGAAATGCTTCATCGCCTCTTGACTGATCATTTCCGCCTCCTTGTTCAAAAGTAATTCCTCCGGATTGCCCGGAACCATTGCCGGCGTCTTTCGGGTCTTCCACATTTTCTGGTTATCCGCCGCCGGAGAGACATGCCGCAGATCCTTTCCCAAGGGCTGCCAGACGTCCGCCTCCGTCAACTGCCGATCGGCCAGCCACTGCATGGCCCGAGGAACTTGACGGACCATCTTCTCCACGATGTCCTTCGCGCCCGGTCGATCGACCGGCAGATACCCCCGGTTGAGCATCAGGTTCACCGCGGGCCGGGAAATGCCCACCACGCCGGCAATCGTCTGCTGACTGATGCCGCAATCGAGCGCCAGCTCCTTCAGGACGATCGGCGCGAATGCCATCTTGTAAGCCGCTGCCGCATTTGCCTTTGCCACGTTCACCTCCTCCGTCCTATTGCTACAGCCCTATCCCAAATAGACACCTTTGCACCTCAACCTGACCGACCGTATCAGGAACCCTTCCGCCTCCCGTTTCCGCCTGAAATCTTTCCACCCGCTGAATGAGCAAATCGATGCTCTCGATGTGTTCAGGATTGGCGCCGATTACTCTGCACTCGTCCCGGTAAGCCTTGAGCGCCACAGGTACAGCCTTGTCTTTCGCGCAGAGTAGCAAAGCGTCCCTTTCCGTATAACGATGACCATTTGCCGGATTCACTGCGAGTATCTGAAATTTTCTGTCGATGATGACGTTCATATGATCCTCCTCCGTTTTTCTATCCACCCACCACTGCTGACTGTTTCTCCTCCGCTCCCCACGTTCCGTCCTGGATTGACGCGATCACCTCCTCTGCCGTTTTGACCTCGATGCCGGAGGAGTACTGCTCCCGGAGGGTCCGGTTCATCTCCGGGGTGATGACGCCGATCTCGGCGCTCAGCCGCTTCAAGAATTCCACAAACGAGATCCGCCTCGAGGCGATCTCCCGCGACACTGCCGCGGCGTCCGTCGTTAACGGCTCGTTCGCCGGGATATCGTCCGCCGGTTTGATGTCGAGCGGCGTGCCGCGCCGTTCGATGAACTCGACGTTCCCCACCTTCTCCGCCTGGTGGCCGAAAACCGTGAGCGGCGATTCCTGCCCCATCGGCGGCGCCACGGCGCGGCGTTTGTCGCCGGTGCCCTTCCAGGAGAGCCCCCATGTCTCGCCGATCGCCTCCATCTCCTTCGCGGCCTTCTGAGTCGCGGTGTCTTTGATTGCCTTGTGCTCTCCGTAGCGGACGCCGTTCGTGAGGCGGCCGTACTGATCCAGCGGGATCGGTGGGCAGAGCCAGACTAAGCCGTTGAAATGCACCTCCAGGGATGGCCGCTCGTAGGGATGGAGAACCACGTCGACCCACTTGCCGGCCGCCTGCGGGTCCGGCACCTGATAGGACATTCCGTCCACGCTGATCAGGCAGGCGCCGTTGGCCTTGCGCTGGAAGGTCGGCTCCTTGATGCAGCGGCGGAAGTACTCCTCCTCCGGACAGAGGCGAAGCTGCTCCGCCGTGATGTATGACCACAGGACGGAGCGGGGGGCGACGTTCCGCATCATCTTGACGCCGTTGGCCGCGATGCACCAGTCCAGCGCCCAGCGGTTGAGCTCGTCCAGATCCGCGGGCCGCTGGAGTTTCAGGCGCCCCTCGAACCGGTTGATGTGATGCATCAGCCCTTCGACCGCGCCTTTTGCACGAGGGTTCCCAGGCATGTGCGTCTGCAGGTCGATCCGGAGGGCGTCAAAGAGGGCCTGGTTGGCCTTCGCCGTGACGATGGAGCCCCGGTCCGTGACAAGGATGAAGGGAACCCCGTGGAAGCGGAACTTCCCGAGCTTCGCCGCCGACTGGCCGTTCCAGGTGCGCTTGATCAGCTCGTCTTTCGGCCGCATCGCTTCGAAGAGGAACTGCGAACCGTCGGCAGCGCGCTCGCCCGTGGAGTAGAAATATCGGAAGTAGAATGCCCCGCTGCAGTGGTCCACCACTGCGAAGCGGAGGAGCTCCTTTTTGATGGCCCGCACCGTCTTGACGAGCTTGTTTTTGTAGAGGGTCATCTCCTCGTCCCGCTCGCCCAGGCCCTTCTTATCGTCCAGGAAATACTGGAGGCAGTTGGTCACATCGAATTGCCAGACGTGGTTCGGGTGATCGGAGAGGAGGGTAACGTGGGGAGAGGGCCGGAGGAGATCCTTCGCTGAGAGCTGCTCCTGGCGCATCCGGGCGCGAAACCAGCTGGTGGAGACGCCGGTTTCTTTGCCCGAGTCCTCCAGAATCTCCTTGGCGTCGCAGGCGGGAAGCGGAATCTGCTTCGAGGTCCGCTTCGATGCCAGGAGGAGCGCCGAGGCCTCCAGGAGCACCTCCCGGGAGGCGGCTGATTCGCCCTTGGTCGCCCTCTCCTTGCGGAAGCGCAACCCGCGCGCGGCCGCCCAACGGTTCACCGTTGCCGAGGAAACTCCATAATGGGCGGCCAGATCCCGCGTCTTCCGGGAAGCCTCTCCGCCCGAGAGATCCCGCAAACTCTGTTGCACGTGATTCAAAATCGTCTCCGATACCGCCATGTCAGTTATCCTTTTGATCAGAATCGTATCCCTATGCTCACATTGTTGATCACGGACCCGCCCTCGACTACGACGACCCCGCCGAGCCATATCTTTCGCCACTTCGAGGGCAGCAGCTCGGCGATAACGACGGTCGCCAGGAAAGTTCCCGCCATCGTCAGATCGATGGTCTGAGTGTTCGGGTGTCGACCCATCAGAGGATTCAGCTCCGCATACTTGTCGGGGTTCCTGGCCACATAGCGCGTCTGCTGCCAGTCAACCACAAAGAGGGCGGTCGACGCTGCCAGGAGGCTCAGGTCGGTGTTGTCCCACTTGTCGCCGGCATGGGCAGGGGCTGAACACAGGAGCAGTATGCCGACCAAGATGAGAAATACCGACGTCGATCCGACTGATCTCATACGCTTTCCTCCGTCTTGCCAGCTGGGTCGGCTTTCTTCGCGGCGGCTGCCGCGGTTCGCTCGGCGATCTTCGCCTTGACCTTCTTCCCCATGCCCTTACCGGCGGACAACGGCAGGTTGTCGATGAGGACATCCGCGTCGGGGATCTCCTGCTCCATGATCTCCCAAGGAACCTCTTCAGCGTCACGATACGTCTGATTGAGTGCGAGGCGCTCCTCCATCGCCACCTTGGCGATGAAGATCCAGAGGAAGTAGAGCTGGCGCAGGGCGATTACCGGCGCATCATGGGGTTTGATTTTTTTCTTTATGTCTGAAAGACCTTGAAGAAAGTCCTTTTGAACCTGGGCGAGGAGGTTGATGGCGTCCTGCTCCTCTTCGGTCAGGTCAGTCTTCTCGACGGTCTTCTCCAGCCGCTTGAGATCCCGCTCCAAGGTGTTGATGACCTTTTCCTTGGCGGCAGCGACCTTCTTTTCTGCGCGGTTGGCTGCTTCGAGATCTTCGATCTTCTTTTGTTGTTCTTCTTCGCGGGTTTTTAGGATGGTTTGGATTTCATCGAGGTTTTCTTCCTTGAAGGGGATTGTCTGGCCGGCGATTGTTATGCCCTTGTCGGTGATTTCGGCGAATCCGCCGGAAATTGATTCGCCTATGTATTTAATTTTATTGATTGTGGCTCCTGAAAAAGTGGCGAAATCCGCCAGAAATTCACCTTTGAACGGCCGGAGATCCATCAATTCCTCATCGACCCGCCGTCTGTCCACCCCGACATATTCACAGAATTTCTCCCAGGTCATACCCATCTTCGTGCGGTAGTCTTTTGACTCCTTCACTTGCTTCAGAAGCATCAGGTTGAATAAAGTCGACTGTGACTTTTGAAAGTTCGTGGCCTTGATCTTTCCGGCCATCTCATAGACGTTGGCGATCGCCTCTTCCTTCTCCAGTTGGGTCGTCTCGGTGCTCTTCTCAATGTTTAGCCTGGTCGCTTCGATCGATTCCGCCGCTGCCGAATAATTCTTAACCAACTTGTCCGCGTCACTGCTCATCGTTGCCTCCCGTCAGTTCAGATAATTCCCGTTGCGACCGCTCGATCTTTGCCTCCGTCAGGGTCTTGCGCCTGGCCCACACCAGCGCCAGCCGCATACCCAGGACGAACCCTTCGCCGATCCGGTCCACCCACCGCATGTCCTCCATCGTTCCCATCTGCCGGAAGACCATGTCCGTAGAAAGGCCAGTCAACCGAGTCAGTTCAGAAACGCTCAGGGGTTCCTTCGCATCCTGCAGCATCCCCAGGATCCGGTCCGCCGTCATCAACACATCGATCTTCCTGCAACTCTTTGCCGTCATACTCACCTCCTGTTTATGCCGGTGCCTTAACCAGGGCCTTTTCCAGGTTTTTGAGCTCCTGGGTCTTCTTCGTGATTTCTTCCTTGAGCAGCCCGATCCGCGCGCGGACGACGTCCTTCCCCTTGAGGGCCTTGTAATTGCAGGCATCCACTTGGATGAAGAGCGTCTCCCAATCCCCCGTGGAGGCGCAAAAGGCGGGAACCACATCGCCCGATATCCCCCATCGCTTGTTCCCGTTAAAGTCGATGCCATCGTTTGACAGATCGCGACTTTCAGCGGACCATCCGTCCAGGGTGCTTTTCGGCACCTCTATGCCGCTGAGCTTGAAAATCTCCGCGCAAATGTCGATCCGGTCTTTTCCTGAGTTCTTGATGGCGTTTGAGACGGCGTGACGGAGCCGCATGCTGACGTTCATGCTGCCGGGTAATGGTGGGGTTTCGGGTTCGAGGTAGGTGAAGAGGCTGATCTGTTTTTCGTCAATCGGTTTCTTATATTTTGACATTGCAATCCCCCGCTTTTTATGTAAAATCAAACTTACTTTGAAAATGGGTGCTCTTAATGAATGAGATCCGCCAGCATCCTCATGCGGCCCTCTTCGGCCAAAGATCCTCGACCTTCATGCCGAGGGATTCGGCGATGACCTGGCGAGCCAGGTTTCCTTTCTCTTTTGCGCCCATGCGCCGACCAGTAATGATCATGGAGAGAAATGACTGCGAGCAGCCGGCCTTTTCGGCTAACTCGTCCTGTTTGATGCCGTGCATGATGAGCAGCGCGCTGACGTAGCGCCCCTTTTTTTTGGTTGGCCGTGTGATTTTTATGGCGTTCATGAGATAGGGGTATAGTGGAATATTTCCACCTTGTCAAGAACATTTTTCCACCTATGAATGAAAACAGATTGAAAACAATTCGGACGGAGCTCGGAGGAATTAGCCAAGCAAAATTAGCAGCTAATGTAGGTGTGCCTGCGCATAAAATAAAGGACGCCGAATCTGGAAGGGTAAAAATTTCCACCGAAATCGCACAGCTGGTGGAAGAAAAACTTGGTTATAACTTCCGATGGGTAATGACGGGAGAAGGCCCGAAAAAGAAGGGCAAGGCCCAACACCAGGTCATTCCTGTTCAGCCCGATTTTCCGGCCGACGATTTTGTCTTCATCCGCCAGGTCAATGGAAAGATCAGCGCCGGTGGCGGTCTTATGCCCGACAATTCAGCAGATCTGCAGTGCGCCTTCCGGAGGGATTGGATAAAAAAGAGGGGCGGGAAGCCTGACAACATGTCCCTGATCAAGGTTTCCGGCGACAGCATGGCCCCGACGCTCCTGTCCGGAGATCTCGTCCTGGTCGACCACTCCCGGACGGCCGTCACCCCCCAGGGCGGGATCTACGCAATATCCATCGACCACGAGATTATGATCAAGCGGATCCAGGTACTATTTCCGCAGAACAAGCTCCGCATCCTCAGCGACAATTCACATTACGATCCGATCGAAGCCGATCCAGACCAGGTAAAGATCAACGGTAGGGTGATCTGGTACGGTAGAGAGATATAAATAATCGAAGTAGCGCATGGGAGGTAAATGTATAAGCACTCACATCGATGGAGATTCCTGCCGATGAAAAAACAATTACTTGCGATTTTGTTTATTTATATGTTCGTGATGGTTGGTGTCGCGGAATCGCAGAGTGCTGAAACAATGCGTGAAAAACAAATAGCATTAAAGGGTTTAAGTATTGGAATGGATATGGACGCAGCACAAAAGATTTGCGAGCGGTTCGCGGGAAAGAATTGGACTGTCAGTCGAATTGAAGCTCGCAATCAATTGATCGACGATAACGCAGAAACCTTGAGAAGACACAAACTACCTATAGTTGGGAAGCAGGGCTTTCTCATAAAAAATAAAGGTGGCTTTTTGGATGGATATGGGTTCGTCAGTGAAGATGGTGGAAACGGAACCGTTGCGCAGATACTTTTTAGCGGCGAATTAACTGACTACCTTTATTCATCAGCAGAGGTGCATGCAGACTTTTTTGTTGAAGATTTCACCAAACATTTTGGCTTGCCGCCTCTTTCATGGATCCAGTATGGCTGGACGTACTTTAGTCCACGTGGGTACGAACTAACGATCATGAATGATAAAACCATTGATATAAAGAAAAGTGATCCTGGTAAATCTTTTAGAAGAAAAATAAACTTTGATTAACAGGGGCCTTAGTGGAAGACGGCAGAGTGATCTGGTTTGAGAGGGAGATTTAGACAATCATCTGTAAGTGGAGGACGGAAAGGGCAGATAAAGAGAATGACCAGGGCAAGTAAAATCACGATTACTGTCGTAACGATCATTGTCGCAGCGATGCTCACCGGCGTTGTCCGTGAGATTGCGCCGCATGCCGGATGGATCCGGGTCGTGATCGGCGCGGGTGGATTCGGCCTGATCCTCTGGATCTGGACGAGAGGGAACTCTTCCGGAGAAAAGGAAGGAGGAAATTAATGGCTCACGTGCAAAGCGAAGAGATCATTGATCACCTCAGCGGTGAAATGAGCAAGGCTCTTGAAGACGCTGTTAAGGAGGTAATCCCCAATGCCGTATTCGATCCCTATGTGTTGTTCCATGCTTTTCGCCGTGCAGTAGGGAGAAAGTGCAATAATTGGGAGCGGGTACCAGATCATCGTGTCCGAGCCTGATCAAATTAATTATAGCGCTTCCATCATCAACGGTAATGTGAGGTGATTCGGTTCGGGAGGCTAAAATGGAAATATTAACGATTTTCGCAATTCTCCTTTCTCCAGTAATAGCAGTGCTAATCACAATGTGGCTTCAAACCCGTAAAGAGGGGCGGGCGGGGAAAATGTGGGTTTTCACTACCCTCTATGGCACTCGGCACGATCCCATCAGAGATGAGAACGTCCGCGCGCTGAATATGGTTGATGTTCTTTTTTATGATTGCTCGGAAGTGCGGAAGCTGTGGCATGAATACTTCGATATGCTTAACAATGAAGGGCTCAATAACCCAAATGGGTGGAATGCGCGCCAAAAAAAGAATCTTGAGATGATCAGAGAGATGGCACAGGTGCTGGGGTATGGGAAGACAATCTCGCATCTCGATGTGGATCGTGTGTACTACCCAAAAGGTCTGGGAGATCAATCCGCACGGGCGCAGGAAATAAGTAACGAACTCCTGCGGGTCCTCAAAGGAACCCAGGGTTTGCAGGTGTCAAAGCGTGAATGAAGCTGCCATTGATCTGAGGAAAGAGAGAATGACAGAAAGCTCGAAGAACCTACTCTACTACGGGGACAACCTGGACATTCTCCGGCGCTACGTGAAGGATGAAACGGTTGACCTCGTTTACCTGGACCCACCATTCAACTCCAATACAAATTACAATGTTCTCTTCGCGGAAAAAGACGGAAGCAAAGCCGCAAGTCAAATTCATGCCTTTACAGATACCTGGACATGGAACCAGGAAAGCGAATCCATCTATGCTGAGATCGTGACCGCTGGAGGGAAGGTTTCCGATTGCCTGCAGGCATTCAGGACCTTCCTCGGCGAATGCGACATGCTGGCCTACCTGGTGATGATGGCCCCGCGCCTTGTCGAACTCCGGCGCGTGATGAAGCCGACAGCGAGTATATACCTTCACTGCGATCCAGCGGCAAGCCACTACCTGAAGATGCTTATGGATGCTATTTTCAGACCGGAGAACTTCCGGAATGAAATTGTGTGGAAGCGGACAACATCAAAATCCCTAATGACGCGAAGGCTCCCTTCAAACCACGATATCATATTAAGTTATCAGGTTTCTCAGGATGCATTTTGGGATGCAGATGCAGCTTTTTCCCCATATGATCTTTCCAATCTGGATGAAAAGACCGCTGGTAAATACTGTCAGCAAGACGAAGACGGCCGACTTTATCAGCTGACCGATCTCAGCAACCCAAACCATGACCGCCCGAATTTGACCTACGAGTTTCTCGGGGTGACCAAGGTCTGGCGATGGACAAAGGAACGCATGCAGGAAGCGTATGAAGCCGGTCTTGTTATCCAACCGAGCCCGGGAGCAGTTCCCCGGTTTAAGCGTTATCTGGACGAACAAAAAGGGAAGCCCTTTGACGATGTCTGGACCGATATTCAGCCGCTCAATTCACAAGCAGCGGAACGTCTCGGCTACCCTACCCAGAAACCAGTGGTGCTCTTAGACCGGATCATTCGCAGTTCATGCCCGGAGGGTGGTGTCGTGCTTGACCCCTTCTGCGGCTGCGGGACCACAATTGCCGCGGCGCACGCACTGGGCCGTCCGTGGATAGGGATAGACATCACACATCTTGCTATATCCCTGATAAAGGCGAGATTAAGAGATTCCTTCGGTGATTCTCCCTCCTTTAAGGTCCTCGGCGAACCCGTAAGCGTGCCTGATGCTGAACGGCTGGCAGAATCTGACCCATATCAATTCCAATGGTGGGCGCTTGGCCTCGTGGGGGCACGCCCTGTTGAGCAAAAGAAGGGGGCGGACAAGGGCATTGATGGACGGATTATCTTCCAGGGGGACAAGCCGGGGAACTTCGAAAGCGTGATTCTATCGGTGAAAGCAGGGAAGACCGGCTCTGGCCACGTCCGAGATCTGGAGGGCGTCCTGGAGCGAGAAAAAGCGGTGATTGGTGTTCTCATCTCCATGCAAAAACCCACTACTCAGATGAAGACAGAAGCGGCTACGGCTGGTTTCTATGAGTCAGCTTTATGGGGGCAAAAGTACCCGAAGATTCAGCTTTACACGGTGGCTGAACTGCTGGACGGAAGGAAGATCGAAATGCCGCCTATCCGGCAAGTAGGGGCAACGTTCAAGAAGGCACCAAAGGTGACAGACAAG